ATCCGGGTGTTCCAGCGACGCGCCTACGGACTGAAGGACGAGGAATACCTCCGCCTCAAGGTCCTCTCTTGCATGCTTCCGGTGCTATGATCCGTCAAAATCACCCACACGATTCACGGAAGACCCATTCGTCTTAAGGACGTTGAGCTTCCCCACCTGCACGGCGAGCCGAATGTTGAGCGAGGAAAGACAGTCGGCGATTCGTTGTTGCTCGGCTTTCGCGTCGGGAATGTATACCTCAAGTCGCGACAACTGAGTCGGATAGAGATGAGCGACCGTGTCACCCTGGGCGACCTGGGCGAGTTCCCGACGCCGCGAGCCATTTAGGTAGTAGCTGAAGAAGCGGCCATCAACTGGCGAGCGAATGACATTCAAGTCGCTCCCCAGAGCGACGCCGCCATGAACGACACAAGCGCAGGTTGCGATGTCCTCTTTGGTTTCACCGGAGGCGGGAATGATCACGTCCCCCGCGTTGCTAAGGACTAAATCGGAAGCAGGAAGGTTGGTTCTCGATTTGACGATTTCGATGATCTCACCGTATGAGGTGTATAGCTCGCCGTATCTGATGCACGGCGTTCGTCCGCCTTCAGCGACATCAGACTTGGAAATGCCTTTGCCTTTCGATATCTCCGCGATGTCGCCAAGTGCGCACCTTTGCCACTCCACCGCGCTGCGGAACTCGGGGAACCGAAGTCGAGGTCGGGACTCGCCGGGCTGGGGGAAGAGCTGCTGCATCAGCCCTTGCTTGTGCTGCCGCAGGGCTTCGAGCTTCCGGCCCTCCGCCGCGATCAGATCGTCCAGCGAGCCGAGGCAGTCGGCGATCTTCTGCTGCTCGGCGACTTCTGGTAGTGCCAACTCAATCTTTAGAAAATCCGCTTTGTTCAGTACACGGTTTCGTCCAGCACCACCCGGTGAGATCACACCGAGGTTGTAAATGAACTGTTTATCAAGGATCGGATATCGGAAGAACTCAGGTAGTACGGTTTTCCGGTCAAATCGGTAGGTGGGAAATCGATGCGAGACCAGGGCGCCCGAATCTTCTGGTCGCACAATTGCGATCGCCCCTTCCCATGCGAAAGTGATATTGACTATGAGGTCATCGCAATCGACCTCGTAAAGACGCTCCATCGACGTTTTCTCGGGCTGCTCAAGTTCCTTTCGAAATGTGCCCCTTCCATGGCTTCTGATACCTAGGCCTAGGTATGGAATTGCGGGCTTCTCTCGCTCACGAACGATTGGCGTGAGAAAATCTTCAAACGGCCTTTTCAACCAACCCGGCGTATCCCGAAACTCGGGAAACCGCAGATTCGGCACTAAGCGCGACGGCGTGTCGGCTGTCATCGCGCGCTCCCCTGCTCGTAGGCGTTGAGGCCCGAGATGTCCCGGCCGTGGGCCCGCTTGTTCAGGAGCGGAACGAGGTCGGCCATCAGAACGAGTTCCCGCTCGCGGCGTTCGCGCCAGCCCAGGCCGAGCGGCTCCATCAGGTCGGTGAGCTGCTCGCCGTCGAAGATCATGCGCTGGAGGATGGTGTCGACGAAGGCCGCGAGGGCCTCGGTCGTCAAACCGTGGGTCTGGGCGAGCCCCTCGATCTCCTTGGCCTGCTTTGCGGCCTTGAACCGCTCGTAGCCGGCGCGGATGGCGGCCTCATCGAGGCCTTCGCCCTCCTTGAGCGAGCGGACGTACTCGGTGATCGCCTCCCGCTCGTCGAGGAACTTGGCGTCGGACTGGATCAGCCCAATGAGCTGCTCGCGGCTGATTGTGAGCTTCTTCGGGTCCTGACCCGAGTACTTGGCGATCAGCTTCATGATGTAGTCGTAGTCGATGACGGCGGAGGCGAAGAGGACGAACTCGAAGTCGAGCTGGTCGACCTCGGGGTTGGCCGGCTCGCCGTCCCCGCCGGGCGTGTCCTGCTGCTCCTTGAGGCGCTGGGCGGTTTCGAGGTAGGCGCCGCGGAAGGCGCGGAGGTCGTCCTTGGGGAGGGCCTGCTCGATCTGCTCCCGCTGCTCTTCGGTGAGGTCGGTGTACTGGTCGAGCTGCGTCTGGAGGCGTTGGACCTCCTTGAAGCGCTTGATGAACTGGGCACGGGCGTCGTCGCCCATGAGGTTGTTGACTTGATCGGGCGTGGCTTCGAGGCCCTGCGACTGCATGAACGCGCCGAGGTCGGCGACGGCCTGCTTGAAACTGCCGATGACGACGGGCGCCTTGTCGACCAGCCAGATCTCACGGGCCCGGTCAGCCTGCGCACCAGAGAAGAGCGCGATGGCGGTGTCGACGCTGTCCTGCTGCTGGCGGAAGTCGAGGATGTTGCCATAGGGCTTGGTCGCGTTGAGGACGCGGTTGGTGCGGGAGAAGGCCTGGACCAAGCCGTGGTGCTTTAGGTTCTTGTCGACGTAGAGCGTGTTGAGAAACTTTGCGTCGAAGCCGGTGAGGAGCATGTCAACGACGATGGTGATGTCGATCTTTTCCTGGCCCTTGTGGGGCAGGTCGCGGTTGGCGAACTGCTGATCCTTAATGCGCTGTTGGACGTCCTGGTAGTAGAGATCGAAGTTGTTGATGTCGTCGTTGGTGCCGTACCGCTGGTTGTAGTCGGCGATGATCGCCTTGAGCGCGGTTTTCTTGCCCTCGGGGTCCTGCCGGTTGTCCTCCTTCTCCTGGGGGAGGTCCTCCTGGAGCTGCTGGACGTCCTTGTTGCCCTCTGCGGGCGGCGAGAAGACGGCTGCGAACTTCAGAGGGACGAACTCGGGGTCGGCGGCTTGACGCTCGGCCTGGAGCCTCTTGAAGACATCGTAGTATTCGATGGCGTCGTTGATCGAGGCGGTAGCGAGCAACGCGTTGAAGCGTCGGCCTCCGGTGGCGGCATCGTGCTTATCGAGGATAGCCTGGGCGACCGCCTGCTTGGTGAGAATCTGGCCGGGCTTGAGGGCAGCGGCGTCCTTGGGTTTGTAATAATCGACGTGGAAACGGAGGACGTTCCGATCCTCGATCGCGTGAGTGATGGTGTAGGCGTGGAGCTCTTTCTGGAAGAGGTCCTTGGTGGTTCGAAGGGTGGCGACGTCTCCCTCGATCTGCTTGACGGTCGCGTTGTCCTCAAAAATCGGGGTGCCAGTGAAGCCGAAGAGCTGGGAGTTCGGGAAGAACTCCTTGATAGCCTTGTGGGTTTCGCCGAACTGCGACCGATGGCACTCATCGAAGATGAAGACCATCCGCTTGTCTTGGAGCTGTTCGAGCCGCTGCTTGAACGTTGACCGCCCCTGAGCGACGTTCTGCTTGTTGTGCTTGCTGTTCTCGTCGAGGGCGAGCCCGAGCTTCTGGATGGTCGTGACGATAACCTTGTCCGCGTAGTCGTCGGACTCGAGCCGGCGGACAAGCGCCGCGGTGTTGGTGTTTTGCTCGACGCAGTTCTCTTGGAACCGGTTGAACTCCTCGCGGGTCTGGCGGTCGAGGTCCTTGCGGTCGACGACGAAGAGGCACTTGTGGATGTTCTCGTTGGTCTTGAGGAGCGTCGAGGCTTTGAATGAGGTGAGCGTTTTGCCCGAGCCGGTCGTGTGCCAGATATATCCGTTGCCGCAGTTCTGATCGATGCAATCGACAATCGCCTTCACTGCGTAGATCTGGTACGGGCGCATCATCAGGAGCTTCTGCTCACTGGCGATGAGGACCATGTACCTGCTGATCATCTCGCCAAGCGTGCACTTGGCGAGGAAGCGATCGGCGAAGTCGTCGAGGTAAGTGATCTTCGTGTTGTCCTCGGCCGCGAACTGGTAGATCGGAAGGAACCGCTCGTCCGCGTCGAAGGCGAAGTGCCGCGCGTTGTTGTTGGCGAAGTACCACGTGTCCGTGCGGTTGCTGACGATGAAGAGCTGGACGAAGCAGAGAAGCGTCTTGGTGTATCCGTTACCGGGGTCGTTCTTGTAGTCGACGATCTGCTCCATCGCCCGCCGAGGGCTGATCCCAAGCGTCTTTAGCTCGATCTGAACGACGGGGACGCCGTTGATCAGGAGTATGACGTCGTAGCGGTGATGGCTGTTGTCCGTATTGATGCGGAGCTGATTGATGACCTCGAAGGCGTTCTTGCACCAATCCTTGATGTTGACGAGGGTGTAGTTGAGCGGCGTGCCGTCGTCGCGGACGAAGGCTTCCCGGTTCCGGAGAGACTGGGCGGCTTCGTAGACGTCCGGTGTCACGATCTCGTCGAGGAGTCGCTGGAACTCGCCGTCGGTGAGTGTGACACGATTCAGGGCTTCGAATTTTTCCCTGAAGTTTGCTTCAAGCGTGGTTCGATCGCGGATGTCGGAGCGATATTCATACTTGAGGTCCCGTAGCTTTGCGACAAGCGACTCTTCAAGTTTGCGCTCGGCTGTGATCATCGGCATCGCGGGGATTCACTCTTTTTTGGATCTACCGAATGCGTCCGGCTGCCCGGTGTTAAATGCGAACGCGAGCGGAGGTTGGCCTCGATGCCGCAGATGAAGGAGACGATCTTGTTGTGGATGGCCTGATCCATTATTCTGCGTTCCGGGTCGCGCTTGGGCTGTTATCGACGTGGCCTGTCTCAAAAACCTTCAGCCGCTCGTACTCCTCCACCGCCATCACAACTACAACCGGCCGCCCATGCTTGGCGACCGCCACCGGTCCGGCCCGGGCAAGGTCGATCAGCCGGCCGAAGCCGTACTTGGCGTCCTTCGCGGTCAGAGTCCTCATCCGATTCCCCGAGCTCGTCGAGGCGTGTTTCGGCCAATATGGCCAAATATGCAATCCGTAGCGGAGCAGCCGGCCTTCCGTTCAGCCTTTCAGTCCGGGTACGGCGCCTCGTAGCGTCATGGCCAAACGGCTGCCGTGCCAAACCCCGCCGAGGGGGCCGCCTTCGGCTGATCGGTGACCAGCACGGGATCAATCCGGACCTTGAACAGGTATTCGCTGACCAGGCCGTCCGATCGTGTCGCCGTCAGCAGCAGTGTATAGCACCGCGTCGGTTGACCGGACGCCAGCGTGAAGCTGACGATCTCGGACCCATAGCCCAGGCCGGAAATCGCCAGCTCGCCGGTGCCCGATGGCGCAGCGGCGAGCGACAACGAAGTCAGCACCTGCGCATCGAGCGGGTCGATCTCGTAGCGATAGCCCTTGATGGCAGTTGGCAGTTTCGACCGGAGCCAGATCGGCCCGCGACTCACCGGTACGCCACGAAGCGCGCCATACATGCTACCACCTCACGATGCACAGGCCGGCTGCACCGGCCGCGCCGTTCTGTGCCGTCGTGCCCGCTGCTCCGGTGCCCGCGCCACATGCGCCGCCGCCTGGAAAATAGCCCGCTATACCGACGCCATTCGCCGTGTCGTTGCACCCGCCAGACAGAGGCCCATTGCCGCCGAAGCCGCCCCAGACGCCGCCGACAACCCCGGAGTTGCCCTGTCCCGTGCCGCCATTGCCGCCGTCGCCGCCATACAGGTTGACGTCTCCGCCGGAACCGACGCCGGCCTTGTTTCCAAACACCGGAATGCTGGTCGTGCTTGAGACGCTGACGACGCCGCCGGTCGCACTGACGGTGGTAAACCCGGCTCCCGCGAAGCTGGTTGTGCCGCCGGCGCCAGGCGCGGCCGGAGCGGTAGTCCCGGCAGTCCCGCCGGCCCCGATCGTCACCGTGATCGACGCACCAGACGTTAGGCCAGACAGGCGCTTTCGCGCGTAACCACCGCCCGATCCGCCGCCGCCAGGAATACCCGACACGGATGCCCAGGAGCCGGAACCACCGCCCCACACCTCGACGTCGAGGGCGGTGACGCCGGTCGGGACCGCGAACGTCCCCGACGACGTGAACGTCTGCACCCCATGCGGAACGGCCGCGATCAATGCCTTGATCGAAAGCAGAACCTGATTGAACACGGTGCCCGTGGTGTCGGCGGTAATGCTCGCCGCTGCCAGGATCGACATCAGCTCCTCCTGGAGCATGGTGACGAACCAGTAGCGGACGCGCGTCGCCGGCGATATGCCCGGCACCGCAGGCCCGAAATACCCGGTCGTTCCGGTCAACGCCGGAGGCGACGGCAGCGTGGCAACCGCCGTCGGATCAGTGATTCTTTGCATGAAGTGCCCCGATCAGGAGAAAACGAAAAGCACCAAGGTTCCCGCCGGCGCGTCTTGCGTGATGCGGCAGACCAGCTCGCCGGCGTCATAGGTTTCCAGCGGATCGTCCACGCTGGACTCTTCGACTGAGAAATAGAAAGTCGTGATCTGCGGTGCGTTCACCTGCCAGATGAACGCCCACTCCGGTTCGAGCAGCGGTTCGTCGCAAGGCATGTCCACGGTGTACGGCGAGAACTCGGTAACGGTGATGGTGAACCCGAGCGCCGCCGCCAGCGTGATGAAGTACGCCGTGGTCAACGCTCCCCGCGCGCCAAACTTTGCACGGACCGCGGCCTGGCGCTGCTCGATCGAGGGATTCGGCGCCGTGCACGGGTCAGGCAGGCCGAGCGAGTTCTCCCATTCCACCAGCAGGTTTTGCGTCGTTGCCGGGCTGGCGTCGATCAGGACCTGTGCCGCTGCCGCCGTGCTGCGGGTATAGGTCGGTGCCAGCGCCAGCATGACCGCCGACAGCGTGGACGCGGGATCGCGGCGCCAGACGCGGCCCGTTGGCAAAAGCCGCAGCATCGCCTGCTGATAGTCGGCATCGCCAAATGCGGGAGGGGTCGGCATCAGGAATAGGTGACCGTTCCGAGGGTGAACAGGTAGCCGGGCGCAGACGTGATCGGCCACGTCGAGGGCGTGGTGATCGCGAACGACGGCAGACCGCCGATGGCGGTGATCGCCGCGGCGCAATCGCTCTGCTCGATCGACGTGGTTGCGAGCGGGCTGTCCTTTTGCAGGAACAGGGTGGTCAGCGCGGCCGACACCTGCGTCTGCTGCGCGCTCGAAATCCCGGACAGGCCGGCGAGCGTGAACGCCTGCGTCGAGGCCTGCGGCGCGACGGCATAGACCAGCATCGTCACCGCGCGCAGCGCATAGAGGAAATTCGCCACCGCGAGCTGATCGCCGGTCGCAGCGGTGTCGCGAGTTTCAAGCGCGGCGACGCCATTGGTCCCCTGCGGGAAGCCGCCATAGGCCGATTCCGCCACGTCCATCATGAAGAAAACCGTGACGGTGCCGGCCCCGGCGATCCACGGTGCGCACCATGCGCGGGTGACGCCGGTCACCTGCAACGCCCAGGTGACGAAATCCGCTTGGTTCCCGCCGTGCGGCGGTGCCGCGTAGCTCTCCTGCATGCGGGTCCGCATGGGGCCGTCCGTCTCCAGGTCGGCGCCCCCGGTAATCGCGGCCGTCGCGGCGCCGGTCGCGTTGATGCCGCCGATCGAGACTCCAAGCTCCAGCGGCGTGCCGCTGTCGGTGTTGCCGTTCGAGCCCGCCACCAGGGCAACCACGATCACCGCGACCGATCCGCCGCCGCCAACCGTCGCGTCGGCCGCCGTGGCGTACTGGACGCCATCGCCGCGGCTGCAAACCGTCCCGCCCGGCAAGGGGGTGTTGACCACGCCCGGCCAGGACGCAGGGCCGGAGGCGAAGGTCGGTGCCTCGCGCAGCACCGGGGTCGGCGCCATCGCCGCCCACCCCTCCAGGTATTCGCCGGTCGAGGTGAACGGCGTCGATTGCAGGGAGATCCAGTCGAGGTAGCCGTAATGCAGATAGGCGAGGCCGGCCTGCACCCAGGCCAGCACGCGCAGCACGGCCCTGCGCAGGAACCCGTCGGCGTTCGGCAGATCGGACGCGGTGATGTCCTGCATCGCCTGCGCGCGAAGTGCAGTGAGGGTCGGCCTTGGAAATGGCACGGATCAGGATTCCTGCGACCAGGCGTAGCTGTAGAGGTTCGGAACGCCGTTCGCCGTGATGGTGACAATCGCGCCGATGCCGCCCGGGCCTGTGAAAAACGGTTGCGCGTCCACCGCCGACGCGACGCCATCGGTAATCATCCAGCCGTGGCATTGGATGATCTGGTCGCGCAACCAGTTCAGCGTGTCTTGCGTGCGCGGCCTTGCGAAAGCCTGGTAGATTTTCGAGCCGATATGATCGTCCGGGATCACGGCGAGAGTCGGGTCCTCCAGCGCCGCATAGGTGTCGATCCAGCTTCCGTGCGGATCGTTGTCGAACACGATGTCGCCGGGATCGACCTGGGCATCGGTGAACATGCTGATCAGGGAAGCCGTCTCCAGGTCGTGCCCCAGCTCCAGCCCGGCGCCGAGCATGTTGAGGTCGCCGGTCCCCGTGGCCGGGTCCCAGACGATGCGAATGTCGCCCACCGTGCTAACCGCCTCTCGACGGATGACGCATCGCGGTCGCGTCGCGAGTGCGGCAGACGCCAAACGGCACATCAGTCCGCGTCGCGGCCTGATCGCTGGCAAGATGCGTCATCAGGTGCTGGCCGTAGGCGCGGTGGTGCCCGCGGCAGCGGTGCCCTCGCCGTGCTTGTGCGTCTGCAAACCGACTTGGTCGGCGCCGCCATAGCCCGCGATGACCGCGCCGGTGACGTGCAGATCGCCGGCAATCGTCATGGGGTTGCCCGCGCAGGCAACCGAGGGACCGCCGGCGGTCAGCCAGACATAGGCGCCCCGGAGGTCGTAAAGCGCGGAATCGCCCACGCCGAGGTTCCGCAGCCGATAGGTCTGGTGACCGCCGGCGATCGCCAGGGACTTCGCCCGGTCGCCGTCGAGGAAAGCCAGATGCAGGTCGGTGCCGATCGGCGGCGAGCCGGTGACGCCGAACCCATAGAGCAGCGGGATGTTGTCGCGCGTGGACAGCGCATCGAGCTGCGCCTGCACCGTCTGCACCGGCCCGGTGTCGTTCACCGTCAGCGTCGTGCGGGCAAGCGCGAACGGTGCGCCACGGCGCAGCATCAGCGCACTCACCTGCCGCTCCAGCATGACAACCTGGCGCGCCAGCATGGCGACGGTTGCTTCGAGAGATGTGGACATTCAGGCTCCGGCCGCTAAGGCGGCGTGTTGGTGGACGGCGGCGCGGGGGCTTGCGAGGTCTGCGGCGCGTTCGCCAGCTCCGCGTCGAACAGGTTCAACGGGTTCGGCTCGGGGCTGAACGCATCGGGCGGCATCAGGATCAGGTCGGTGTGCGTGCCGCTCATGTCCTTGCGAAAGGACAGCGAGCCGATGATCCACGTCGCGTTGGAAATGTCGGCCGCCGGCGCGTCGATCGTCGCCAGCCAGTTCGGCGTCCAGAGGTTGCCGCTGCTGTCGCGCCAGCTATCGCAGGTGATAGACGCGCCCTGGCTCCGGCCGATGCGCCGGGCCTTTTCCCAATTCGCGCGCTGCTTGGCGATGGCGTCGTTGTCGATCGTCTGCTGCCCGGCCGGGGTCGGCGCGATCTGTTCGGAGACAATGATGCGCAGCCGGTATTCGCCCAGCGTGTCGTCCAGGATGGTTGCCCGGCGATTGGCCAGGCCGCCCAGGTCGGCGGTTTGGTCGACGCCTGAGTAGACCACCACGTATGTCGAGAACCGGCCATCGACAGACCGCTCCCCGTTGATCGCCTCGACGTTGCCCGGGAGGGTAAAGCCGGAGGCGTGCTGCGAGGTTCCAATGCGATCCAGCACGAGTCTGCCGAACACGTCCTCGTAGACCAGGTAACCGGCGTAGCGCGCCACGCTCTCGATGATCTGGTAAGGCGTCTCGCCCAGCGGCACCTGAAACGACGGGATCGCGATGCCAAGGTCGGCGACGGCCGAGCGGGCTGTGATGCCGTACGCCTTGCAGAGCTTGGCCGCCACGTCGAGCGCGTTCGCCCCGTTGATCTGCCCGCCGCGGATGCCCGGATCGTTCAGCAGATCGGCCGAGCAATCGACCAGGTTGCGGGTGATGCCGCGGCCCGAGAGGGTGACCTGGTGGTTGCGCGCGTCGATCGGGATGGAGCGGCGGTCGATTTTCCCGGTGATGACGAGGTCGGACCCGATATAGATCAGGCACGACTGCCCCGGCCGCGTCCCCGCCAACGCCGCGCCTTGCAGGAACTCGGCACTTGCGCTTAGCGTCCAATTGTTCGGCATCGACTCACAGGACCGGCTGATGCTCACGTTCTGCCAGCCGACGAAGCGATTGGAGCCGACCTGGATGGTCACGTCATCCGGGCCGGAGCCGAGAGAAGCCGCCACAGTTTATCGCTCCGTCGCATTGGGGGGATTGTGCCGGCGCCGCGGCCTTCCCGGCCGCAAGGATGGCAAGTGCACAGTTCGGTCTCGCGGCCGTCGCCAGGACGATCGGTGTGAGAATCGTCAGAGCGTAGTGATCGATGGTCTCTGGGATGATTTCCCGGAACAAATCCTATGGCGGGCTGGGAATGCCGTTCGACCCAAGGGACATAAACCGGCGACGGTTGGCTGTGATCTTTGCCACCTCGTCCGAATGGGCGTTGGAAGGGAGCTAACCCGATGCTGAAAAGGAACCAGTGGACGTTAGGTGAGCGCCATCATGTGATACCTCCTCTGCCGGAGGGCATCAGAGGCGTATGGGGTTGTAGCTTGCAACGCACCACTTTCGATCCGTCGATAGGTCAGGAAGTTCACGCCGTATATACAGAAGAACCTGACCAAGCGGGAGAATTCACTGATATTTCTCCGTTCAATATGCTTGTTCACAAGGGACTGGTACGCACGCCGTATGGTGTGGTTGCCTTCTTGATATGGCAGATAGCGATGGGAACCCCCCAGCAGGTTGCCGTTGAGCAGTACCTGAATCCGCACAACGTGAAGGCGCTGAGGCTTGTGTCAGACGCCGCAAATCAAACGCATTTCAAACTTCTTGTAGTCAACAACCAGACTTCGGAAGTGACTGCGTTCATCGACTTTGAGAATGTGTTTAGATTTGACGAATTAGCGTCAGCCATGGTCTTGGCTATCGGGCACGAACCAGAGGGAGAATTTGACGCTGCGATGAGGCATGTAATGGACACCATGACTGTAGACCAACTTATTGCTCTTTCCTCTCAAGATGAATCAAGCCCCACATCCGAAGATGGGTCGTCTGCGTCAGACAGACTCATTGGTGAGCCGTTGATTATAGTGGTCTCCCGAGAGGAGGTCGAGGGGCGAGTTCCGGCAACATCGCTGAAAGCCTTGGTGGAATGTCTGTCACCACCAGACCGAGCACGTCAACTTTGCGGAAAACTCGACATCGCATTCCATGGATATAACAATGATCGACGAGAACTTTTCGAAATACCAGAGGTCCGAAACTTCGTGAGCAAGTTAGACGACCAATTTCCCTTTTGGTTGTTTTTCCTGACAAAGAGCGGATTGGGTCTTCAATGTATCATGCTGTGCATGATGCCGCCCTTTTTGACCGAGGCGGCTCGGCGGACTGTGCATCCTCAACGCTTAGATGATCTCCTTAATACGAGGTGGTTTCCAGCAATGAATCATATGTGCGAGATGGTCGGATTCTCGGAAGAGAAGATTGAAGCTCTTACAGAGGAGGCGGTTGACTATTTCGTGAACGGCCCATCTACCCACCGGACCTAATTATGTTCAACGTCCGGGGACAGAGAGGGGTGGTTGTTGATTCAAACAGCCCGCCACGCTACTCCCAGCCCCAGTTGGTAGAATGCGGGACCACAAACCCCGGCGTCGGTGGACCGATCGTGCCCCCTACCTGCGCGGCTTGGTGCGAGATCCTCGCGCGGTCGCCGGCTTCTTGGCCGGGGTCGGCTTTCGCTCGGCCACCTCCAGGCCCATCACCACCAGCTCGCGGAGGGCAGCGGACTCGCTCTCCAGGAACTGGGCGAAGCGGTAGGCGGTGACGCGCTTCCACAGGTCGTCGTCAAGCCCGACTTGTCTGCGGTTCGGTGCGGTTGCTGGTCTGCCCATGTGCGTCGCCTAGCACGGGAAATCCGGGTTTACAAGTAATTTACTTGTGGCATTGTAGTTGCTTTTATGCAATAGTAAGTCATTGAAAAACGGGACGCGCCTCAATGACCAGGTCCGCCTTTATCCAATTCTCCGCCAGCGAAAACAGGTTCACCAGCGAGGCCGTCGAATACCGGGTCGAGGCCTGGGGCGACACTCCGATCGGGCAACTCTTCGCCTCGATCCGCACCAAGCTGCGCCGCAGGAAGGCAGGCCGCGTTCGCCTCTCCGACCCGGAGATTGGCGAGCTGGTCTGGCTGCTCGACAACGTGATCCACCACAAATATCCGGCCGACACGCTCCGCGCCTTCAAGCGAACCCTCGCCAAACTGCGCGGCGCCGTGCTGACCGAGGACGCGCCAGTCAGGTGATGGTGAAGGCGACCACAGCGCCGCCCTGCCACGGCTGCGTGTACTGAACCGCGCTCGCGACGATGGTGCCGCCGGCGTTCGTTTCGACCGACCAGAAGTAGTAGGTTCCCGCGGTCGCCGGGGTCGGCACGCCGTACGCATACCAATAATTGTGACCGCTGTTTGAAATCTGACCCTGCGCGATCGTCATCCCTGAGATCGACGTTGGCGCGACCGTCGATGACGTGCTCCATCCGAAATAGACGTTGGCCGGAACGGTGTGGCTGCCATCGCTGGACGATGAACCATCGTCGGCGTTGGCGTTGCACGTTGAAGCGTGCGCGTAGCTGGTGCCGCTGCCATAGGGCTGAAAGCCGCTGCCCATCGCGTAGTTGTACGTCGAGGTCGTGCTACTGCCAGACCAGGACCCGGGTGAGGATGGCGAGGCGTTGGTGGCCTGCACCTGCACATCATACGACGTGCCGGCGGTAAGTCCGGTGATGCCGAACGGGCTGGTGACACCGCTGACCGTTGTCCAGGAGTTCGCCGCGTGAACGCTGTAGCGCAGATTGTAGCCGGTCGCGGTGCCGCCGCTGCTTGGCGCGGTCCAGGTCGCGGTCAGGCCGGTGTTGCCGGTCACCGCGACCACGCTGCTGATCACCGGCACGCCGGGCGCGGCGATCACCGCGGCGGCGGCGGACAGGTGCCCCAGCAGCAGGTTCCGCAGGTGCGGCATCAGTTGCTGACCACGGGCGTCAGCGTGAAGGTCTGTCCGCTGATCGGAGTCAGTGACCCGCTCGAAGTGTATTGCAGGTCCCAATAGACGGCAGAGCCGGACGCCAGCTTTATCCACAGCGCGCTGCCGGCCGCCGGGGTGCCGACACCGGCGGCGCCGTCGCCGAACTGGCTCAGCGTGACACTCATCGAGCCAAGGTAACCCGCCGCCCCGGTCGCTACCCCATAGGCCCCGCCGTCGCCGTTGGTATAGGTCGGCGCGGCCGACCAGAACCGCACGGCCGCGACCACGGCACCCCACCCGGTGGTGACGTTGGTCGTCAGGATGATCTCGGGGATGGCGGCGGCGCCCCCCGCGTTGGCGATGGCGAACGACGGCACAACCACCGATCCGGCCGTGGTGCTGCTGGCAATCAGTTCGTTCTGCGCATAGGCCGTGGTGTTCGCCGGCCGCGTCAGGGTCGAACTCGGTCCGGTGACCAGCGGCGACAGCGGAGCGCCAACTGGGAACGGATGCGCGGCGCTGACATCATTCCCCGCCCCGTCCTGCTGCTGCGAGCGCAGCCCGCCGCTTGGCGTGAGGCTGCCATACGTCGTGTCCCCGACCGTCAGCGACGGCGGAGCAGACGAAACGATGCCTTCCATGAATTGAAATTCCCTTAGTCGCTAGGTGACGGTGCGGGTTAGGTGACCGTGTAGGGGCCAGCAACAAGCAGGCCGATCGTCGCGCCACCGCTGTTCTGCGCCTCGATCCACAGGTACGAATTGCCAGCCGTCCCGACCTCAGCCGGATAACCACCCCAGAGGTTGCCGCTGTAGTTGTTCGGCGTGATCCAGCCGGAGGCCGGTTGCGTGGTGGCGGAGGTTCCGAACGCCTCTCGCATCGCGGCAGGCGTCGGCGTCGCTGTGACGTTGACGCCAGGGCCATAGCCCGGGGCAAACGGTCCCGCTGGCGAAACGTAATTCAAGGTCAGTGTGGTGGTGTAGGTCGTCCCGTTCATCGTCGCCGTGAAACTGCTCGCACCGGCTGCATTCACTGCTGCCACCTGGAAATCATATTCCGTGGCCGAGCTAAGACCGGTGATCGTCGTCGCGGTGCCGGCAATCCCGGTCACCTGAGTCCAGGAACCGCCGACGCTCGTCACGCGATACCGGGCGGTGTAGCTGGTCGCCGCGTCATGCGTGCCGTCGATCGCCGCCGCCGACCAGGTGATGGCGATGCTCGACGTGGTGATCGCCAGCAGCGTGCCCGCCGCAAGGCCGGTGGGCACGTTCGGCGCGGCGGTCGAGGTGGTCGCGCTCGCGGAGGATGACGTTGCGGTGCCCGCACTATTGGTGGCGATCACCTGGAAATTGTAGGCCGTCGCGTGCGCCAGCCCGGTGACGCTGACCGAGGTTCCGGCGATCGGCGAGCCGAACGTCGCCCAGCCTCCGCCCGACACCAACTGGTATTGCGGCGTGTAGGTCGCTGCCGCGTTGTGCGTGCCGTCCGTGGCCGAAGCCGTCCACGACAGCGCGACTACGCTGTAGGCCGGCGAGCCGGCAGTCGCCGCGAGGCCGGTCGGCGCGTTCGGCGGGTTGAGCGTCGTGGTGGCCGTGGCCAGGATCGACGGAGATCCAACGCCCGAGGTGTTGCTCCCCAACACCTGGAAATCGTACGCCGTGTTGCTCGACAGGCCGGTCACCGTGAAGCCGGTCGGCGAAGGCCCAACCGTGCCCACGGTTGACCAGATGCCAGCCCCGTGCGCGCTGACCTGGACGATGTAGCCCGACGCCTGACCGCCGGTCGTCGCCGGCAACCACGACAGCACTGCGGTGCTCGCCGTCGTGCTGACCACGGCCAAGCCCAGCGGCGCGTTCGGGGAGGGAAGCTGGTAGACTCCAACGCTCGGCGCCGGCGCGATCAACGGGGCGCTCGCGCCCGCCGCCAGGTCATAGGTCGCGTTCACCGTAGGGCCGGTGCCCGAGGCAAGCGCCTGAAACGTTGTTGGGCAAAACGCCGGATGGATCGCACCCGATTCCGCCGCGATCTGATCCGACCGGCTCGCGTCGAGGTAGAGGCGGTGTGCGATCACCAGCGACGGAAGCGGGAGCTGCATGTTGACCGTCACGATGCTCGGCAGGCTGGCGCCGCGCACCGTCAGGTCCTGCACCACGGCCGAGCGTAGCGCCTTCAATGCGGTATAGCTGGCATCCTCCCCGGCATCGCCGGCAGCGGTGATCTCGCTGTCCAGGGCCGCGGCAAGCGCCACGCGCAGCGCGGCGGCATCATCGTAGCTGCTGGGCTGGTAGGCAGCCGATGCGCGCGCCAGGCTGACCAGCGCCGCGCGTCGGCACGCCGCCGCCATCGCGTCCCGCATCGCCGCCATCGCCGCACCTATGCCCACCGTCCCGCCGGCACTGTCCGCGAACGTGAACCCGGCCAGCGCGAGCAGGACCTGCACCTGGTCGGACGGATCGGTGATCCCAGCGCGCATCGCCTCCACAAGCGCCGCCAGGGCGTCGGGCATGTCGGTGCTGGCAGAATACGAGCCAGCGGCTGCGGCGGCTCCAGACGCAGCCAGGGCCAGCGCGGCGCGCTGATTCGCGAGTTGGGCCTGGAGCGTCGCAACCGTGGTGCCGATCGGCAGCATGGTCGAGGCCGAACCCGCGCCATAGCGGCCATAGGATGTATTGGCATCGGGCGGCGGGAGCGCCGCTGCCATGCCGACGATCGCGGTGGGATTGGCGCCTCCGGCGATCGTCGCCGCGGCGAAGTTCGCCACCACCGTCTGGCCCTCGCCAGTGACGGCCGGGCCGGCCGCGGCGGCGGGAATAGCCGTGCCGCCCAGGTCGCTGCCGGAGGCCGTCAACGCGCTGTCGGCCGCGGCAAGCACCGCGATGACCGTGGCGATGATGGTGGACGGGAAAACCGGGCTGCCGGCTTCAATGAATTGGAACGCGACCTCGATCACCCGCATCTTGTCGCGGTGGATGGCGGTCGAGGCCGAACCGACAGCCACCTTCACGGCGCCGATCGTCGGGTGGATCAGCAGCCCCGGACCCTTTGTCTCCACCGCGTTGTCGAGCAGGAGCTGCATGACCGGCGCCAGGTCGCCGATCAGGTAGCCGGAGAAGCTGTAGAGTCGCAGCGCGCGGCCCATATCCTCCGGCCAGCCGCCATCGATGTAGGGGTATTCGTGGATCGCCTGCCGCCGGCCCTTCTTGGCCTGCGCCGCGATCACCTTGAACGGCACCCCGCGAAAGCTCGCCGTTTGCAGCAGGCCCATGAAGCCCGCGATGCTGGTCGGGGGCGCAAAGCCCGTAACACCCGTAAACCCGCTCACAGCTTTAGCTCCACGGACCGCCGACCATCGGCATGCTGTGCTCGACCCTCGGCGGCGACGCGCTGGCCGCGCCCGTCGCCACTGCGCTTGCCGTGGTACCCTGCGGCGCGCCATGCAGATGCACGTCCACCTGGACGTGTCCATTCGGCGCGGCAGCAGCGGCGGCCGTGTTCGCAGCGAGTGCCGTATCGAACGTGGACAGCGACTGATTCGACTGAGACCCGCCGGGCAGCGACGGCCAGATCGAACCGAGCGCGGACGCGATCTGCATCTGGTGGTTGCCCGCCTTCAAGTCGTCTTCAAGGTCGCGGCCAGTCCGCGCGCGATACGCGGTCGTTGCGAGATACCACGCCCCCTTGTCCTGACTGTCCGGACTGAAATCGGTCAGCCCGGCAGCATTGGCGACGGACCGCCACGTACCGGAAATGAACTGATATTTGCCCGCCGCCGTGCTGGTGCCGCCCGGCGCGATGCCTTCGGGAAACTGCGAATAATCACTGAACCGGGTCCTGCTGTTATCGTTGGTCGGCGACCATCCGTTCTTGATGTCATACCGGCCGTGGGACTCCGGGCCGGCGAGGGTTTCCAGGAACCCTCGCTTGGTGGGGTCCATCGACAGATCGACATTCGACTTGCGCGACCCGCCGCTAAGCCAGTGCCACGCGCGCTCATACCAAGGCGGCCGGTAATCGTCCGACGACGGCGCCGGGTTGAACGGTGAGCCGACCGGCGCAAAGGGAATGCTGACACCGCCCGGAGTGAAGATCGTCCTGGTATCGTCAAACGTCTTCGCGGGTGGGAGTTGGTTCGCCAGGTAGCCGATTCCGGCTGACACCGCCAACAACTCAGTCGGTCCAAGCAGGCCGAGCGCGCGCAGTATCCACACCGCCGGCTTGATCGCCGACAGCGCAGCGACCGCGCCGATCACCGCGCCGGCATTGGTCCCGTAGGAATCTGCGAGGGCTTGGTTCCGCTCGATCCAGTGCGACGTGGTGTCGAGAACCTTGGTCGCGGTGCCCGACCAACTATCAACGATGCGGTTGCCGACGCCCTCGATCGCGAGGCCGAGTTCGGCCCAGGACGAATTCATTTTCTTCGCGTTGGCTGCCATCTCGGCAGTCATCACGCCGCCGGTTTCCCGCGCCCGGGCCACGAACGCATCGAGGCCCGCCTGCCCTTTCTCCAGCAGCGGCAGCAGGTCCTTATCCACGCCGACAGCGGCGAGCGCCCGGCCGGCCGTCGCCTTGTCGGTATAGGTTGACGCTTTGTTCGCCAGCTTGCCGAGGGCATCCTCAGTCTTCGTGATGTTGCCTTGTTCGTCGCGCCAGTCGATGCCCAGCGCCTTCAAGTTCATCTGCGCCGTCGCGTCGCGATTATAGAACGCGGCGTGCAACGTTTCGGACAGCCCTTTCAGGCTGCTGTCCATCGCGTCGGCCGAGCTGCCGGCCAGCCGCGCGGCACCACGCAACGCACTCAGCCGATCGACCGGCGTGTTCAGCAGGTTCGCGGTCTTGCTGATCGAATTGCCCGCGTCGGCCCACCTCCGGCTCAGCTCGACCATCCCACCGAGGCTCGCGGCCGAGGTAATCCCGACCATCGGGCCGGCCAGACGTTCCACCGCCCGCGCCGCGCCGAGCGCGCGATCGCCGAGCGTCTGCATGCCCTCGGCAGCCCGGTTGATGCCGGTAACATCGCCGAATTTCGCCAGGCTCTTGTTGAACCGATCCGCTGGCGCGGTCAGCGCGGCGATGCGCTTGTTGATCGCATCGAGGCCAGCACTCGCGGCGTCGTTGATGCCGACGCCGATCGCGAACCCGGCTGACTTACCCGCCACGTTCGCGCTCCGTGATTCGAGGCATCAGGCTCGCCCAGCGCAGCAGCGCCGAAAGCGGCAGGGCCAACGCCCACCGCAGGCCGTCGCCATAGAAGCGACCGACTTTCGCCGCGTGGATCTCCAGTTCGCCCGACCGGGCGAGCAGGATCAGGAGGCCGGCGCCGCTGCTGCCGCCAGCGCGGCGGCGGCCTTCGCCGCTTGCTCGGCCGCCAAAGCCTCGGCTGCGGCCTCGGCCAGCACGGCCTTGCGCCGCGCGGCCCGCCAGCTCTCCAAAGGGTCGGGGGCTGGCGCGCCCACGAACTCCTCCAGGTAATCCGCGATCTGCTGGTTGAACCAATGCGGCTGCACTTTCAGCACGTCGTACGGCACATGCTCGGCCGAAGCCGACTCCAGCATGCGCAGGGTCACGTCGAGGCCGCTCGCGCCGTGAACGGCGGTCGCCTTCAACACGTCCTCGGAGGTCGGCGCACCAACGGTCAGCGTCGTGTATTGCAGCCCGCCGCTCATCTGCGGCTTCGGCAGCGTCCAGACGATCGGCTCCGGCACCGGCACCCATTCGCTCATGATCTTGCCCCAATTTCCATGATGGTTCCGGCCACCCCTTCAAACCGGAAATCGAAACCCGCGTCGGCACCGTTCACACCGGGGCGGCCGACATACCAAAGGTTGTGCCCGACGATCTGCTTGCCGTTGGCAAGCAGGAACACCACCGTCGCATTGCTCAGCCCGGTGAATGACGTGACACTATTGGAACCGGTGTCGCGGAACTTACCGGAGATGTAGGGCGCGACCGGCTTCTGGTCGTAACCATCAACGCCCGACAGGCTCGCCATCGTCGTGTTCTCGACGTTTGCCGGGTCCCAGATGAATTCAATGACAGAGATCGCGCTGCCGTTGACGCTCGCCGCGGTGATGCCGGCAAGCCGACGATTGGTCGGCGTGCTCGGCGCCAGAGTTCCTGACATGGCTCAGCCCCTATGTGCTCTGCTGGAATTGGATGAGCAGGCCGACGTTGATGACCTGATCGCTGAAATCGAGCGGCAGATACATCAGGACCTGCCCCTTCGTTCCCGGGCCGGCCGTCGCGTTTTGTGCGAAGGTCCGCACGTTCTGCACGATGAAGATGCTCGCGAGATAGGCATAGACCGCGACCACCGCGCCAAGCATCGCGTTTGGCGTGGTGGCGGGCGACCCAGGCGGGATCAGGGTTCCGTTGCTCACCAGGATTTTGCCCGGAACGATGAACTGGCTGGTGATCTGGGTCGCGATGTAGCGGGCCGCGTACATCGCCTGGAACATGATGTTCGTGTTCAGATACGAATTGTCCGGCTGGCCGCTGGCATTGCTCTGATAGGTGGTGATCGAGCGGTCGATCCGGCAGACCCCGGCTGCATCGACCGTGAAGGTGCTCATGCCGTCGAACAGCAGGGTGTTGCGCTCGCCGGGAGTATCCTGCGAGGCGATCGGCGGCGGCAGCAGGTTGAGCGCCTGCGTGGCGAGGCCCTGCGCCGGGTTGACCCGCAGCCGGATGACATGCGCGGCGCACCAGTCCGACGCCTCCAGCCACGCCGGTGTCGGGCTGTCATAGAAGCCGAGGATGGTGGCGTGCTGGTCGCTGCGGCCGGTACCGAAGGTCGTTCGGGCGCTAAAGGTTCCGCGGTAGGCCGAGAAGACATGCCCGTACAGCATCGTCTCCGCCGCCCAGCGGCCGGAGGAGTCGGAGAGAAACGTCTGCAACGCATTCAGGCTGGTCGCGTCGGTGTAGGGCAGGTCGATATAGTCGAAGAGCTGGACGCCCAGGTTCGACAGCAGCGTGGTCAAGGTCGGGTTGGTCGCGCCGCTCGCAAAAGGCGTGATCGTGTAGCTCACCCCGGCCGGGATGACCTCGCCATTCTGCGCACCGCGATAGGCGAACCGGATGTCGATGTCGTTGAGCGCGAGGCCCTTGTGCAGCGCGGTCAGATCGACCTGGTAGGCGTGCGTGCCGTCAACCGCCGCGGAGCATGCAACACCGACCGAGGCCGCGATCGCGGCAACCGTGTTGGTCGCGATGATCGACGCGGTGTCACCGCTGTTCACCGCAACCGGAATCGACACTCCCATCAAATACAGCGGCAGCGTGCCGGCAGCGGTCGCCGGGCCGGTGAAGCTGATGCTGCCGGTCGCTGCCGTGCCGGCGCTCGCATCCGACAGCGGGCCAAGCCAGACCTCACCGAACGGGTCCATCAAGCGGTAGGCGGCATATTTCAGCGCCAGCATGGAGTTCAGACCGCACAGCAAGTTGACCTGGGTCTGGCTGTAGGCCTGCACCGCGACGTTCGGGGTCGCCGTGCCCGAGCTGGTGATCTGGCCGATTAGCAGCGCGCGCGCATTCTGCGTCGCGGTGTTCGCCTGGCTGGGGTCGAACTCGGCGTTGACGCCGGACGGGCGCCAGTACTGCCAGGGGAAGTACTTGAAGGCGAGGCTCTCGCTCACGGCTTGGTCTCCGCCAAAGGTTCTTCAGGGATAGGAAGCGGCGCCGCAGCGTCATGCTCGGCCGCAGCCGGCGGGAGCGGTTCGCCGGCGGCTGGCGGCAGGTGCAATTGGAAGGCGTCGGCCGCCGCACGCGCCGCGGCCTGGTCGATCATCGGTGGAACCACGGTGACGGCCGCAGGCGGTCGAGGCGGTGGTGGGGCCGGTGGCTCAGCCAGCACCACGTCGCCATCGCGGACGCGGCGGTGCCAGAACGTTATCTCGGGCACATGCTCGCCCTGCGGCGACAACAGGCGCTTGTTCGGCCCGCGCACGATCAGGGGGAGGGCAGGATCATCCTGCCGGTGTCCCGGTTTGACGAACATTGTCACCTCGGAATGTAGGAACTGGCCGCTGGCGCTCAGGTCCCGCGGACTGATTCAGGGTTACGCCCGATCAGGGCGCGTGATGCAGCAGCACGTTGATCAACATCGTAACGAGCGCGCCCATCAGGCCCGCGCCGGCAGCGATCACGGCAGAGTCCAGTCTCGACGTGACCTGGCTTTGACCCCGCTCCTGGTTCACCCGCTCGGACAGCGTTTCAACCGTGACGACCAGTTTTTCGACCGACCGGACGACGGTTTGCAGCAACGTTTCTGCCACCGCCACGCGCTCGCGCACCGTGGCCTCGACGGGGCAATGCTCGGTCATATGGCTCTCCGGTTATGTCGGGCTGTCGCTGAGCTGGACCGGCGTGTCGGTCGCCTGCACCGGCAGGTTCCAATCCCAGCCGCTGCCGAGGTCCGCGCCGATGTCCCAGCCGGCCGGCCGCTCCACCGAAGCCGAATTGTCCGTCACCGCGTTGCCGCGATAAATCCAGGTGTTGCCGTAGGGGTAGAACAGCAGGCACCCCGAGCTGGCGGAGGTCAGCGCGGACCCAAGCGTCACCTGGAGATGCGTCGCATCGACGCGCACACACGCCGTCGCGGTTCGGACGGTCCCCGGGCTCGCTTCATTGCCGCCATCCATCACCGCCCAGCCGACCCCGTTCACCGCTTGCAGTGGCACGATCAGATCGGTGCCGGCATCGTGCGCCACGGTGACGATGATCACCGTGTTGCTCTGCCGGTAGGCGTGCGTGATCGTCGGTCCCACGCTCGGCACGCCGGACGGTATCGCGGTGATGCTGTCGCCGCCGCTCGACGCCAGCACCGCCCGCGCGATCGGGCCGGCCGAGACCTGGCCCAGCCGCAGGTTGTCGGTTGTGTCCAGGTGATTGTTGTCGCCCGCCGCGGTAATCAGCCCGGTGTTCGCGTCCCAGGTCGCGCCGCGCGGGTTGCTATCGGCCGTGAGAGGCATCGCACGGAGCGCGTTCTGCGCTGCAAGCACTGACGTCGCCGGCATCTCGTTGCGGATCATCAGCATGCCGGGCGAGGACCAGAACGCGATCGGGTCCCACCAGGCCAGCGGCAGCGACGCGGCGGTGCGGCCAAGCATGGCGCGGACCCTGGCGAGGAAGTTCTGCGCGCCGGCCTGCCAGAACGCGCCCTCGCTATATTCGCGCGTGCTGTCGCTTTCGAACCACGGCCACACGATCGCCGCGATGTCCGCCAGGTCAGCAGCGGACCATTCGGCGAGATACGCCTCGACCGCGATTCCGTCCGTGCCGAGGCTCCAACCGCCCGGGTTGGAGCCGTCGCCGGGGTCCGCCAGGAAGTTGCCCGGGATGTAGATTCCGCCTGTGCCCGGCGGCTGGCGCACGTTGTAGATGCCGTGGCCGCCGATCGCCGTGTAGGCCGAGCTGCCCTGGTTGCCGATCACGCCATAGCTGGCCGCGCCGAGATGCCAGGCAAGGCCCTGCGCGCACAGGTTCCAAGCGCCATCCGACAGCGAATTGACCGCGTTGCTCTGCCCGATCACCAGGACGTTCACGCCACGCCGCGCGCCGCACAGCCAGCGCGCCGAGGCGGTAATCAGCGTAGTCACCTCCGCCGACGACAACGCCCGCTCCCAGGTGGCCGCCTCGTTGAACCAGCATTGCGCCGATCCCTGAGAGGTCGTGTCGGACAGGAAGGTGAGCGTGCCGGTGTTGCTGCTGGGCAGCGGATTCGCGACGGCGCTCGCCACCTTCACGCCATCCAGCCACGCATCCACGCCGGTCCCTTGCGTGTAGTGCAGGATGACGTTGTGCGTGTGCCGCCGCTCCATCGTGACCGACAGGACGGTCTGCGACGCGCCAGGGAACAGCACCAGGCGCCCGGCAACAACGCTGTCCAGCGCCAGCACCACGGTCGAGGCGATGGTCAGCAACGCCACCGGATCGGCGTTGTAGCTTGTGCCGGCGCGCAGGTTCGGGCGGGTCCAGACCAGATACCGGGTCCAGGAGCTGCCCGACCCCATCGAAAGCCCGTTCACAGCGAAGCCGACGCGCGGATCGAGCAACGGCGCCAGCCCGGCGCCTGCCGGCATCGCGGTCGGGAGGCCAGCCCCGCCCAGCAGAACATTGATGCGCGGCGCGGCCTGCACTGGCAGGCTGGGCACCAGCGCACGGCTTGACCCCGACAGGTCCGTCAGGGCGGCCACAGAGCCGCCTGACAGGCTCGCCAGCGGCACGCCGCCAGCGTTCACCATGTTGGCGGCGGCGCCCGCGTCCCACCAGCCGGAAAGGCCCGTGATGCTCCCCGGCGTCGCCGAGGTGACCGGAGGCGGCGGCAGTGGCGAGACGGTGCCGGTCAGCGGCGCGGCCAGCAATATCTGGCCGGCGCCGAGGCCCTGCGCCGCGCCGGGCTTTGCCTGGAACACGCTCATGTCGCCGTGACGCCCGGCGTGATCGCCGTGCCGTTCTGCATCGTCTGCCCGGTCGTCGCGATCGCGGCGAACACCGCGTCACCGCCGCTATCGTAGAAGATCATCCAGCCGTACCAGGTGCCGGCCGATGCGGGCATGTTTGCCGAGTAGGACCCGTAGACCAGCGGATTTCCGTTGTAGAGCGTCATCACCTGCAACGTCGCCGGCGGATCGACCTGCGTTGCCGACCAGCCGAAGCTCGCCGAGGCGACCGAAGAACTGACGGTGAAGGTGGCAATCGCCCCCGTCGTGCCGTGCGCCACCGGAGCGTTCGGGTAGCCGCCGGTGCCCCAATAGGTGAGCGTGCCGAGCGCCGGCCCTGGCGTGCCCGTGGTGGTCGTGCCGGAACCGCTGCCAGCCGCATTAACCCCGAACACGTTGAACTGGTACTCCAGCCCGGCGATCAGCCCCGTCACGGTGTAGTAGGCGGTCGCAATCCCGCTCGCCGCGGTCGCCCAGTTCGCAGAGCCGTTGATGCGATATTGGATCGTGTAGGTTGCAGCCGCACCGTGCGAACCATCGATCGCCGGCGCCGTCCACGACAGCGGCACGGTGAAGTTGGTCACCGTGCCGGCGGCAAGCGCGGTCACTGCGTTCGGACCCGCGATCGTCGTGGTGGATGCGGTCACCGTGCTTGATGACGTGCTGCCGCTGCCGGCCGAATTCGCTGCGACATAGAAATCGTAGGACGTGCCGGACGCGAGGCCGGTCACCGTGTAGCTGGTCGCGCTCGCGGCCAGGCCCGCCGTCGCCAGCGACCAGGTGCTGCCCGAGTGCAGCTTGAAATAGGCCGAGTAGCCCGAGACGGTGCCGCCGCTCCCCGGCGCACCCCAGGTCAGCGTCATCGTGCTGCTGGTTGCCTCGCTGGCCGCAAGGTTCGTCGGGGCGCCGGGCGCCGCAGTGGGCGCACCCGTCGAGGCCGTCACCGTCGATGACGCCGTGCCGCTGCCGCCGCTGTTGGTCGCGATGACCTCGAAGTCGTACGAGGTCGAGGCCGAGAGGCCGGTCACCGTGAAGGGAGATCCGCTGGCACTCGTCGTCGCCGAAGTCCATGAACCGGCGCCGGTGACCTGGTAGTTCACCGTGTAGGCCGTGGGCGTTCCGCCGCTGCCCGGCGCCGTCCAGGACAGCGTCATGGTCGAGGACGTGGCGCCGGACGCGGCCAGCCCGGTGACCTGGCCGGGGGTGGCTGGCGCCGCGCCGCCGCTGCCGGCCGAGAGCGTAGCGAAATTCACCGTGCCGCCGCTATAGGTGGCCGAGACGATGCGCGCGGATTCGCCGGTCGGCAGGACGTTCCCGGCGTTGCTGGTAGTGATCCCCGCCCCAAGGGTCACATTCGACCCGCTCACGTTCACCACGTCGCAGACGAAGCCGCTGCCCATCGTGCCGGTCGGCGTGATCGTGATTCCTTGGCTACAGATCAGCAGGCGATTGTTGTGCGTCGATCCGTCGAGGTTGGTGTTCGCGGTCAGCTCCACCACGGGCTGGTGATAGTCCGGCAGGTGCGACGCCATCAGCGACCAGACGGCCGCCAGGGTCTGCCGCAGCAGCACGTTGCTCCCCTGGCCGCTCGGGAAGGTGTCGGTGTCGGCGGCCGGGTTGGCCGTCGCCAACAGGTCGATCGTCTCCGGATTGAGCAGGGTCTGGAGAGTCACCGCGACGGTGCTGCCGCCCTGTCCGATCGGCACGGTGTCGGTCGAAGTCACCGACGAAACCACGTCCAGCGCCGGCACCGACAACGCGACGGCCGCGAGCGCAGCCGCAGCAGTAGCCGAGGCCTGCGCCACGACGGAGTTCGAAAGCGCGGTGGCCGAATTCGCCAGCGCCGTTCCTGCCGCCGTGAGAGCAGAGGCCGCGTTCGCCTGCACCGCCGCGACATCGGCCGCGAGTGCTTCGTCGCCGGCCGCGATCGTCATCGTGCTAACCGCCTTTCGACGAATGACGCATCACGTTCGCTTCGCGAGTGCGGTGGACGCCAAACGGCGCCAAGGCTCGCTTCGCGAGAGGCGTGGTCCGCTTCGCGGCCCGATCGTTTGCAAGATTGCGTCATCCCCACACGTCTCCATCATCCCAAACGAAGCCGCCCCAGACAGCGACCGTCCCGCCGACTGCTTCCTCGGCGACAATCGGCGTTGCGAGCTTGATCGGATCGTCAGGCTGAATTGTCTCTGTAACGTTGGTCAGCGGATCGCCGCGCGGCACGAAGCCATCGGCATCGCTGATCGTCGCCTCGAAGCTCATCCGGAACATCCAGAACAGGCGGGCGCGATCGAAGGTCAGCAGCTCACCGCCGGCATAGAACAGTCCACGCGCGCCACGCTCCGGGTCGATCACCCAACTCAGCAGCGCGCGGAACAGCGCGTACTTCATCGCCTCGACCGGACTGACACCAGCCTGGCCGCGGCGATCGGCCGAGGCGTCGAACTCGACAATGACGCCAATGGTCTCGGTGACGATCTGGAGGTTGCCGTCCAACAGGTCGTTGCTGCCGGCCTCATCCTCCAACGGGATCACCACGGCCGCCGGATAGACGAATTTGCCGGTCAGCGGATCGGTGATCGCGATGACGGACTCGACCCCGGTCTCAAAGTCGGCCGCGCCGCCGACGCGCCCGCCCAGCTCCGGGCAGTAGCGCCGAAGCTGCTCGATCACCAACGAGATATCCATCAGCCGGACTTCTTGCCCCGCTGAAATTTGAGGCCGCTCATCACCGCGACGCGCACCCTGTCGGCCAGGCCATTTGCCACGGCCTGGTCGAGCGCCGGCTCCAGGAACGGGCGCGGCAGTAGGATGCGCTTCTTCGAAATCGCGCTGCGCTTCATGCGGCGAGGTCCGGTCAGATTGGACGGCACGAAATTCGACGCCTTGCTGGTGTCACCGCCGCCGCCCTTCGCGCCACGAGAAAGGAACAGGGCGTAGAACTCGGAGGCGCGAATCGTGACGCCCTCGCCATCCTTCCAGACCCGGGCGCGGATCGACCGCGCCAGCTTCCCCGAGACGCTCCGCGGCGGCTCGCCAGGGGCTGACGGGTGCTTTCTGCTGCCCGCCCGGATCAGGGCACGGGCGCGCGCCACCACCTCGGCACCGACGCCCCGCATGACAGCGCGCACCTGCTGCTTGCCGGCGACGATCGTCCAGCCGCCCGGCACGGTGATGTGCAGAAGGGCCATCAGACGCGCTTCTCCAGTTCGCAATCGAGCCGTAGGAATCGCTGGCGGCCGTCGATCGGCATCACGCGCCGCACCCGGAACCGCTCGACCATTTCGCTCTCATCCGGCCGCTTCGTGATGCGGAAAATAACGTGCGTCGTGTCAACCCAATCGAGCCACCGAATGACGATGCGATGCGTGACCGGGGTGTTGACCTGTTCCGCCGCATAGAAGGTCATCGTCCCGATCGGCTGCACATCGGCCCGCACGGTCTGCCGCTTCGCGATGGTTTCCAGGAATCCCGAGCTGTCCGGGTCCGCCGCCTGCTCGCGGGTCGCAATCACCACCCGCCAGCGCAGCGAGCCGATCCGGACCGCATTCGGGTCTGGCCCCAGCTCGGGTCCCGGCAAAGCCATCACGTCACCCGCCCAGGAACTGCAACCGCTGCCGGTCGAGCAACCACTGCGCCGCGTCCGGCATCGCGGCAGCGGAGTCACCGCGATGCTCGTAGAGAAATGCCGTGGTCATCATAATCGCCTGGATCACCGTCGAGGGCACATCGTCTGCCGCGCCATAGCCAGCGACCATCGAGACTTGCAGGTGTTGCAGTTTGGTCCGGTAGGCCGCGAACCCGCCGCTCAGCACGGTTTCGGGGCCGATCCAGAGCGTGGCCGGCTCCAGCGTCAGGTCGGCGACATAGCCAAGGATCACGGCCGGCGACGTGACCGGCAACGAAGCCGGCGAGATCGTCGTGGCGTTGCCCCATTCATCGAGCGTGGTCACCGACAAGATCGACTGCACCGGCGCGCGGGGCAGCTCCAGGGTTCCGCGGAGCCGGAGACGATCGCGGGGCAACTCGGACGACGGCCGCATGGTCCACAGCAGTGTTTGCGTGAGCAGCGCGCGGCTAAGGTAGCCCTCCGCCATGACCCGAGCCGCGGTCAGGTAGCCGGTCAGCAGTTCGTCGTCCGCGTTGCTGTCGATCCGGCAATGCCGCTTCACCTGCTCGATCGACACCGGCTCCGCGGTCGGTTCCTCCGTCACCGTCAGCGTGGTTCGCACCGCTCGGCCCCCCGTCCTTGCGCACCGGCGCCACCAGGGCGCGGTTGCGATAGTCGCTGCGTTCCATCATCGCGTTGCATCCTTCACAGCATTTCCGATCGGGTGACGATGTTCACCACAGCGGCAGCGACCTGGTTCACCGGAGCTGCAAGCGTGCCGCTGCGCACCTGGAGCAGGTTGACCCCGCGCCAGAGATACGAAGGATCGGCGAGCGGAATGATGAACTGACCCGCTGCGGCGGTGATCGTCACCTCGTTGCCCGCGCCGTCGTACAGCTCCTGCCAAGTGCTCCCGTCCGGGCTGACCTGAAACGTCAGGGGGGCCGTGGTCCAGACGGCCGGCATCGAAATGCCGACAAGCGTCAACGCGCCGAGCGACACCGGGCCGGACAGCGAAGCGCCCGCCGCGATCGTCGCCGGGTTAAGGGTAATGCCGACTGACAACATGCCGCGCGCACTCCCTGGCTTACTGCCGGTTCATCCACGCGCGCACATAATCGACCGTCAGGGTGGCAACGCCGGTGCCTGACGCCTTGTATGCCGCGAGATATGGTTGCAGCACTGCCAGCGTGCCGGTCGCCGCGAAGTTGATCGAGTTGCCCGCATTCACGCGGTTGCCATCGATGTAGAAGGCAACATCGGTCAGCTTCGTCGCGTCGATCCGATAGATATGCCAGTCGGTGGTGCCGACCGTGACACCGCTCGCCACCGAGGTCGTTGTGACACCATCGAACGCCGTCACCAGCACCGCGCCGTTCGCCTGCGCGCTGAATTCCAGGTAGCAGGTGTTGTTCTGTGGCCCGTCGATCCAGGCCGAGGCGACACCCCACACCGCCTGCACGCCGGCCGCGCTCGGCGTCACCGACAACTGAGCGCGGGTCTCGAAGATCAACCCCTTTGTGCAATCCAGGGCAAGGTTGTCGCCCCAGTACAGGACGCAATCCTCTTTCTCGCTGGTCGCCGCCAACGTGCATGCGACCTGGCCGCCAATGGCGTTCGCGACGCCGGCGAGCGTCGGCGGCCCTGCTCCGACGATCTTCTTGACGAACGGACAGCCATCGACGGTCGAGCCGGCGGCCGGCACCGCGACATAGGACTGCCCGAGGAAGTCCTCGTAGAAGTGGATCGGCGCGACCGGCAGCATGTACTCGAATGTCGCGGTATCGAAGAATTCCAGCCGCCCGGCATGGAATTTCGAGGTCGTGGTCATGTCATTCTCCCGATCGACCGCAAGGATGGTCGCCGATTAGACAAGGGTCGATGGTGCGGACGCGCCCTGGTAGGACTCCCAGAGGAACAGCTCTGCTTCGGTGATGTTCGCCGCGTTCGATGCGCTGGTTTGCACCGCGATCGTGTGGAACCCGTTGACCAGGTCCAGGCACATTTCCGGTGTGATCTCGAAGACCACGATCTTGTCGGCGACGGTTGCCGAGGTCTGGAAGGTGGCACCCGGCGTCTGCACCGCGAGCGCATCGCTGGTGGCCGTGGCTGCGCAGAGCCAGGTCGGCATGACGCCGACCGCCTTCGACCCTGTGCCGGTCACGTCCTGACCTTGCAGGATCGAGAGCGTCACCTGTGCCGCGTTGCCCTGGTTCACATGCACCACGACCCAGGCTTTCAGCGCGTTCGCCAGGTCGCGGTAGGCGCTGGTGCGACCCGCGGCGTCGGCCGCCGGCGCCAGCAAGGCGACCGGCGGGAATTGATACGGCATGGAAATCTGACGTGCCATCGTCCATTGCTCCTGGACCGCCCCCCAAAGCGGCGATGAATCGGCTGCGCGCGGGCCGATGACCCGAACGGCAGAGCGGTGGGGAGCCGCGGGTTGTCGAAGTCCGGCGGCAGCGCCGGTTAGCGGGACGCCAGCGCGATGAACGGGCTCTTGGTGTTGGTGCCTTTGAACGGGGTCAGCGGCACGGACCACATCGGCTTGCCGTCCACGCGATAGGTGATGCGGAACACCATCTCGTCGGTGAGAAACGCGACGTGCATGCTCGTCGCTGCCTGGACGCCGTTCTTGTCCACCAGCATGTACTGGCTGAGGTCCGCCAGCGTGATGTCGCCCGTGGTGCCAAGGGTGGAGTTGTATTCCGTCCACACCACCTCGCGGCCGTAGAGGGTCGAGAATGGCGTGGCGGACAGACCGCCCGGTGGCAGATAGACGAGCTGGCCGCCAGTGCCGACCGCCTGGTTCATCGCCATGAGCTGCGGCAAGCAGTCCTGGTTGATGAACCACACCGCGTTCTTCGCCGACCGCGCCCACAGACGCGCCCACATCTGGTCGATGTTTTCCTTGACGATCGTCGCCGCGGCCTGCCCGGTCACCTTCGGTATCGTAATCAGGGCGGGGCTTTTCATGTAGCCGAACGGCATGCCCGCGCCGGTGCCCTCCACGATGGCGTCCTCGGTCATGAACATGACTTCTTCCGAGAACGCCTGCGCCGCGATCGAGGTCAGCGCCGTCGAGTCCTGCAACAGTTCGTCGGTGGTGTACATCACCGACATCAGCTTTTTCAGGTCGAACTCGATGGTGCGGAACTTCGGCTTCGACGGGGTGACCGCCGTCCCTTCGCCTACCCAGTTCGACGCCACGCCACCCCAGCGGCTGCCGGTCGCTCGGCTGGTTTCGTCCACGCCTGGAATTTTGATGCCGTTTGCGTTGGCGCTGATCGGCAGCTTGTTCACCCGGCTGAGGATCTCGCCCATGTCGTGCGCGAGCATGAAGATCGAGGCCGCGAAATCGACCTGGACCAGGAAGCCGCCGCCGGTCGGATCGACCTCGCCCGCCCCGGTCGGCGCGCGCACCAGACGGCGGTCGGTGTCGCTGCCCTTCGAGCTGTAGTGCTTGAAAACCGCCTGGAGCTGCTCGCCCAACGTCCGGTATTGCTCGCCCGCGCGCGGCGTGAAATCCAGCCCCTTTCGGGCCAGGCTGAGATAGTCGTCAAAGCCGCGCAGCTTGCCCTGGCGCGGGTCCATGCCGCGTATTTGCGACAAGGTGCGCTGCGAGGGGTTGATCTCCATCACATCGTCGCCCGGACCGGCGCCGATCGGCCGCGCCAGCTTCGCGGCGAGTTTCTCCGCCTTGTCCAGCTCGCCGATCGTGCGTTCGAGCTGCGCAACCTCCGCCTCCTTCGCGGCGAAAGCCGCAGTCCCAGCCAGCGGCGCGAGTTCATCCACCGCCGTGCCCAGGGCGCGACGGAGCGACAGCAGTGTGCTCATTGTGTTGTAGGCTCCAATTTCTGAAGGAGCGGCGTGTCAGGTCGCCGCAATACCTCGCCCGCCGATCTGCGGGCAGGCACGTCAGGTCGCCGCGAGGCGGGCCTTCAGCGCGGTTGCGCGGGCCAGTTGCGCGGCCTTCTCCCCGTCCGGCGCATCAGGGTCGGTGTTCGGCGCGGTCGAGCTGATCGGGTCCGCCGCGTCCAGCGCGTCAACCACACCGCCCAGCAGGTCGATCGCCTTCGAGTGCTGCGAGACCGCCTCCGTGATAAACGCCTTCGAGGTGCGCAGGCATTTGTGCGCGACGCGGATCGCGTCCTCGTGGCCCACCGGCAAGTCGTCGTCGGGGTCGCTGGCTTCCTTCCGGCGCGGCAGCAGCCGGCGCAACAGGCCAGCCAGGCGCTTCGCTTCCTCCGGGTCCAAGTCCAGTTCAGTGCCGGCATGGATCGAGCACTCCGAGGGGTCTTTCATCCCGCACTCTTCGTCGGCGCTGCGGCCGCAGTTGCCGACAATCGCGCCGCCGGCCGTGGGATCGGTTTCATCCGCTCCGCCGGAGCGATGCGCGTTCGTGGGCTTCCCCGCCGTTCGGCGAGGTGTCGGTCGCGTCATAGTCGGTTCCTTTGCTGCCCTGCGCAGACGTTCCAATTCGGCACGCGGCAGGCTCGCCTTGCCGTCGCCGTCGAGCGTGCGCTCCGCCCATTCCACCAACGGCCGCGTGTCGATGCCCTTGCGGCGCGCCTCTTGCAGCGCGTTCGGGTTCGCCGGTACCGGGCAGACGCTGATTTCGAGAAGGGCTTGTTCAAGAAAGTCGATGCCGAATCCGCGCTCCGGGTCGTTCTCGACAAATGCGTAGCGGGTCGGCAGGAAGCCGACGCTGACCGCGCGCAGGAACTTGCCCAGCACCAGCCGATAGATCGTGTCGGCAAACGCATAGGTCTCAGGCGGCGCAAACTCGATGTCGCCCAGCAGACGGTCGCCCTCGACGCCGACGTTGCGCGCGCCGCCGATCGGCGGGGCGGAACTGTCGTGCGCCCACAGCGCCACCGGGTTTGCCAGGAAGTCGGTGAGGTCCCAGCCCGCCGCAGCGATCGTATCGTTCATGCGATCGACGCTGTTGTCCGAGAAGCAGAACCGCAGCGTCCGCTCCGCGCCGTCCACCGGCAGCGGCTGCGCCACGCTGACCCTGTAGACGCCCCCAACGGGCTTGCGCTTCGCTCGCAGTTCCCCGCGGAATTGGTCGGCGCTCATCAGCACAGTCATGGAATCATTAGCCTCCGACAATTAACAAGCCGCGGCCATCGGCGTAAATGCCCGACTCCTCCGCCATCGAGCGGCCCACCGCCATGATCACCGCGACGATCGGATCGATGCGCTCGATCGAGCGTTCCTTGTCCGGCTTCACGTTGCCGGCGGGGTCAGTTCGGATCGACACATTCGAGGCGCACCAGTCGGCCACCGGATCGGCGCCGTGCTGCAGTTCGCGCGCCAGCACCTTGCGCATGAATTCCGCTGCCGCCGGCCCCATGCTGAGGAAACCCTGGCCGAACTCGACCAGGTTCATGCCCTCGTCGGCGAGGTTGCGGATGATCTCACCGGCGAACGTGCGGTCGAACGCCAGCTCTTCGATGTTGTAGACTGCGGACAATTCGAGGATCGCCGCCTCGACAAACTTGAAATCGGTCGTGTTGCCTTCGGTCGCGATCAGGTGGCCTTGGTCGCGCCAGACCAGGTAGGGCGCGCGGTCCCGCCTCGATCGCTCTTCGATGTTGTCGGCCGGGCACCAATGGCGCCACAGCACTTTCCAACGCTCGCCGTCACTCAGCGGCGGGAACAGCAGCGCCAGCGACGACAGGTCGTTGATCCGCGCCAGGTCAAGCCCGGCGAAACACCTGCGCCCCCGTAGCGCCTCGGCGTCGATCGGCTCGGCCCCGTCCGCCCAGACCTCCATCGGAATCCAGCGCACGAGCTGCTGCGTCCACTGGTTGAGCCGCAAGCGCCGGATGGAGTTCTGCCGCGACGGCATCTCCAGCGCGAGCGCCACCTCGGCGCGCAGGTCCTCCATTTGCAGCACCGAACCGAGCGAGGGGTTCGCCTTGCGCCATGCCAGTTCGTCTTGCCAGTCGTCGCCCTCGTCGACGGTCGCGATGAAGGCGAACCATCGGTCGGCGGTCACCTGCGGAATGACCCCGTCCAGGATTTTCACCGAAAAGTCCCAGTGCAGGTAACAGACTGACGTGCGGCTTACCCCCGCCGTGGTCGTCTCGTACATCAACGGCTGAAGCCGCGCGCCCATGCCGGTGTCGAGTTTCTCGATCACGCCGGCATCGGGATGCTCGTGCAGCTCGTCCACCAGCGCGACGAAGACGTTCAAGCCGTCCATCTTCGACGTGTCGGCCGAGAGCGGCCGGAACCACGATGCCGTGGAAAGCACCGCGAGGTTGTTCGTCGTCTTCACGATCCGGCGGCGCAGCGCGGGCGAACCGGCCCGCATGCGCTCGGCCTCGGAGAACACGATCCGGGCCTGCTCGCGCGTCGTCGCGGCCGAGTAGATTTCCGCGCCCGGCTCGTTTTCGTCGATCAGCGCCTTCAAGCCGATGCCGGCCTCGATGGTCGATTTGCCGTTCTTCCGCGCCGTGGACACGAACGCCGTGCGAAACCGCCTGACCTCGATCTTCTTGTCCGGCAGCCAGAGCTTCCAGCCGAAGATCGAGCCGACGACAAACTGTTCCCAATCCAGCAGATCGAATGGCTTCCCGGCATACTGCCCCTTGCTGTGGCGCAGGACGGCCGGGAAGAAGTCGATCGCGCGCTGGGCGGTGGCGCGGTCCCAGCGCAAGTCGCGCGCCGGGCCGTCAACCAGATCGCGCAGGTGGCGCTCGCAGGCGAGGCGAACCAGGCGCCCCGTGACGAGCTGGTTGCCGACAACCGCCCTGGCATACGCCTCTACCGGGTCCTGCGGCTCCGCCGGCCGCTTACGCCCTGCCACGCAAGAAGTCTTCGGCCGCGTCGGCGTCTCCCGGCGCGTCACCCGCCTTGATACGCGAGCGCGCTGAACCCGACAGGCCGATTTGCTCCGACATCTGGCGCACCTGGTCGAGCGCCTTGTTGGCGATCGAGAGATAGGGCGACTGCATCGGGAAACCGTTCGCTGCCTTGATGATAAGGCCGGTGGTCACGAGTTGCCGCTCCGCCTCGACATACCGCGCCCAGGCTTGGCAGTAGCCGGCGATGACAGCGCGATCGAGCTTGGCGATCAGGCCCACCTCGGCCAGCAGCAGCGTGATGCGGCGCCACTCCGCCAGCGCCTCGTCTTTCAGAATCTCAGGCGGGTCCGGGATCACCGTCCGCGGCTTCGCCTCGTGTTCGTTGAGCGGTCGGTGTCCGGGGTTGCCGGTGACCAGCTTCAAGACCGTGGCCTTCGGCTTAGCCCCGCGCATCGGCTTCCTCCGTGTCGGTAGCCCCGCGCGCTGCCTCTTCCTCGGCGAGCGCTTTCCCAGCCAGCTCGGCCATCATCCTCAGCGCGACGGCGGTGTTGTGGACGCCGGTCGAGTGCTTCACCGCGAGCAATCCCTGAAAAAACCGATCGAAGTCCGCATAGGCCCCGACCAGGCGGGTGATCGCGGCCTTGGATTTGGCGATCTTGTCCAGCCACCCCATGAAGATCGCCGCGTCGGCCGGCAGAAAGGAGATTTGCAGCTCCTCATAGAAGGGATTGCCGACGCGCAGCACAGAGGTATCGAGGTCCTCGACCTTGAACGCATCGTCGGTCAGGCCGGAATACTCCTTCCAGCCGAAACTCAGCTCCGCATAGAGCGACTGCAAGATGTTCGGATCGTCCTCGCCGACGACGGCGTTGTGCGCCAGTTGCAGCGCGACGAATTGCTCTCGGGTCAGCGGCGTCAGGATTTCCATGACATCCGCTTCCTCAATGCCCGCCTTCATCGCCGCCGGCACGCGATGGTTGCCCGACGCCACCAGCAGCTTGCCGTCCACATGGCCGACCAGCGGAACGCTGGTGAGACAGCCATCCGCCTTGATGTTCGCGACCAGCCGGGCGAAGGTCGCCCCCCTCATAAACCGGGCGTTCTTTTCAAGCAGCGTCAGGTCGGCGAGCCGCATCCGTGTGACGCGCGTTTGCAACGAACCGTTGGAACCACTCGGTGTAGATTTCTCCGGGAGTTTGGCGTCTGATCTTGCTGCCATAGTTCAATATCCCAGGGCCACGGCCCAACAATTCGAAGATGCCGCGGTACTTCATGGACACCGGCCTCGACGTGAAGGCCGTGGTCATCACTGAGTCGATCCGCTGCACCAGCCTGATCGCCATGCGGTCAGTGATCGTCGCCGAGGTCGCCAGCATGGCGATCAGCTTCGACACCCGGCTCCGCGGCGACAGCGCAAAATCGGACAGCAGGTAAAGGAGGTCCCCGCCCCACTTGTCGCGGGAGTAGATGAAGCCGCCGGCCAGGTGGCCGTCGATCATCACCAGGAAGTTCGCGAGGCCGGCGGTGTGCGTGATCCCCTTCGCCAGATAGATGTCCTTCAGGAAGTTCATCTGCGCCGACGTTGCGGTGACGATCTCCACCTTCGACGCCGGGGTCAGCGCCGCCGGATCGAGCTTGGTGTAGCGGAACGGTTCGGATCGATGCAGCGCGCGCCGCACTGAGCTGGCAGACCTGTCCGCGAAGGTAAAGACCGGCTTGTTCGACTCCCCGCGATAGACGGTCACCGGCTCATGTCGTTCGAGCGTGTGGTCGGTCAGCACGCAATACCGCACCCGCATCGCGTCCAGCTCATCCAGCCACGCCTCCAGCGCGGCAGGGTCCCAGACACCGTAGGACGGCCGTGGCCAGTCGGTGTTTTGATCCACGAAGCGATACAGCCGCTCATACCCGTTCTTGTAGGTAGGCGGGAATGCGGCGACCCCGCCCCCGACCTCGGCGGCTCGCTTCGCCTGCTCCCGAAAGTCGCCGGGATGGAAGCTCGCGATGTGCAGCCCTTCGAGGAAGGCTTCGAGCCGCTTCCAGACCGGCGCCAGAAACTCGACAAACCGTTCCTCGTAGTGCGCAAAGTGCGCCTGGGCATAAGGGTTGGTGCCCTTGTATTTCGCCATCTCTAGCGCGACCTCGACCGCCGCGGCGCGCGCTGTGAAGGGTTGGCCGGCGATCAGCGGCTCAATGAAGGCGAGGCGACCCTTGAATGCGATCGGGAACTCGGCGCCGGTGGCGAGGGCACCCAGCGAGCAGGACAGCAGCGAGACATCGTTCGAATGAACGGCGACGGTCGGGTGAACGTCCCGCACCGCGCGGTCGAACCGGAACGACCCGGAGCATCCGACGAAGACCTGGCGCCAATCGGTGAACGGAACAGAGCGCGTGATCTGCTCGACAGCAGGGCGCGGAACAGCTCCGACGAACATGGGCTAGACGCCCACTGCAACGTCAATGGAATCATGCTGGATTAGACTTAGAAGTTCGTCAAAGACGTAGGAAATAACTGCAACTTTCAGTGTCATTCGTGACCGGCCTGTGCTAGGATAGCACCGTCTAAAACGGCTTTCGCGAAGGGACGATTTCCATGCCGGCGCTGCCTCTCATCAAAACTGCGTCGTGGGCAACCAAACTCCCTGACGATCATCTGCGCGTCGGCATTTCGCGTGGCACGCCGCGCCGGCTGCCGGCCGGTTACCGCGTCTTCCGCTCGCTCGCACCAGGGCCTTGGTTCAACAGCGTCGGGATCGAGGAGTACTACCGCCTTTATCGAACCGAGATCCTCGGGCGTCTCGACCCCAGGCTCGTGGCCGACGCACTGCTTGGCCTCGCCGGCGGCCGGGTTCCGGTCCTGCTCTGCTACGAACAGCCGATCCCCGGCCAGTGGTGTCACCGCGCGATGGCGGCGGAATGGCTCGCCGAGGCCCTCGGCGTAACCGTGCCGGAGTTCGGGTTTGAGGCGCTGCCGCAGCACGAGCATCCCCTGATGCCCCCGCAGCTTCGGCGCGTCATCGCCTCGACCGCCACGCCTGACGTTGGACCCTTCACCGGCCGCACAGCGACGATCGCCGGCGAGTTGCACCGCGTGGTCGGACCCGACCCCGAGAAGCCCGGCATGGCAATCATCGCCGCCGGTGACAGACAATTCTCCACCGGCATCGAGACCCTGCGCCGCCAGTTCGGCAAACCGTGATCCCGACCCTCGCACGGCGCCATCTTTCTGCACTGCGCGCCGCGCGCTTGGAGCGGCTACGGGAACTGCACCCGCCCAGGAGTTGGTGCTCCCGGTCAACTAATTGTCGCCGCAAATCGAAGTAACGGCGCGACTATTCTAGTACAGTCGCGCTTTATAGTTGTTCCGTGTGTGTAATAGTGGTATAAGATACTCACTAAAACACTACCACGGAGCGGCCCACATGGCCTTGCAACTCACCAACGAAAACCAGGGCGCGATCACCAGCCCGAACGGCAGCGGCTTCTACACAACCGTGTGGGTCAACTGCCGCAACGGCTTCACTGACGCCGACCTCGTTACCGGCAAATCCCACCGAACCGAAGCCGGCGCATGGCGCTGGGCCAGGCAGCAAATCGGCCTCCCGGCCGCACCCCTCCCGCCGAAAGCGACAGCAGCAGAGGCCGCGATGGACCGCGACCTAGCCGAAGCCGCAACGCTTCTCCCGCCGGGCATGACGATTGACCGCTGCCGGCACGAGAGCGTCACCGCTACCTCGCTCTGGATATTCGATGCTGACGGCAAGCAGATCGCCAGCATCTCCCGCCACCTGTCGGACTGGAAGGCGAACCGGATGGAGCGCGGCACGCCCACGTCGCAACGCTTCACCCCGACGCTGGCCGCGGCGATCGCGCACGTCACCGAGGAACGCAGGCCATGACCAGCGAGACGATCACCGCCATCCGGTGCAGCGACGGCTACACGCTGCACCTGCCCCCGCACGCGGTAGCGGGCCGCATCTACTGCGCCAACGCCAATCCGACGCTGCGCCCGCACCGGCTGCGCACCATGGCCCAGGACATGGCGCTGCTGGAACTGCAAGGCGTCGTCACGACGCGCGCGGCCTGCACCGACTGGATTCTCACCACCGAAGCCTGACCCCTCACCCTGCCACGGAGGTTACCACCCATGTCTGACACCACCAGGACCGCCGGCCGCACCCAAGCGGAACGGCGCGCCGATCGCCAGGACCGGATCGACGGCAGAGCCGATCGCCTCCGGGACGAGGCCTCCGCGCAACTCCGCCGCGCAGACCAAATCTCCGAGCGGTTCGCCGGAGGCCAACCCATCCTGGTTGGCCACCACTCCGAGCGCGGCGCACGGCGCGATCATGCGAGGATGGACACCGCGATGCGCAAAGGTGTCGCTCTCAGCCGCGAGGCCGCGGCGGTCGCATCTGTCACGCCGTCAACCGCCGTGCTGGCGACCGACTCAGACGGCCCCGAGATCATGCAGGCCCGCATCGAGAAGGCGTTGACGCTCCAGGCCCGCATGAAGGCGGCCAATGTCGCCGCCCGCAAAGGCGACCGCGTTGCGCTCGCGGCGCAGGGCTTCGACCCTCCCCAGATCGAGGAACTGCTCACCCCGCAATGGGGCAACGGCCGCGGCCCGATAGGCTTCCCCAGCTACGCGCTGTCGAACAACAGCGCCAACATCCGACGCATGCGCGAGCGGCTGGCGGAACTGCGACGCGCCCAGACGATGACACCCACAGAGCGCACCGTCGGCGACGTGCGGGTGGTCGAAGACCCCGAGGCCATGCGGATCAGGCTGCACTTTCCCGGCAAGCCGACGCCGGCGGTGATCGCCACGCTCAAGTCCAACGGATTCCGCTGGGCACCGTCCGAGCGTGCTTGGCAGCGGCAACTGACCCCGGCCGGCCGTATGGGCGCCGATTTGGTGCTCGGTTTCATCAAGATGTCGGGAGGCTGACATGGCGAAGAAAGCGCAAATCCCCCTCACCGAGCGGCAGGCGACCGCACTGTCTCGCCTGCTCTACGACAGGCTCTACGGAAAGCCCCCAAAGGGGAAGCCGCGAAACCAGCGCGGGAAGCCCCGAATCTATCGCGACATCCTCGACATGCTCGACCAAGCGGTTTTCCTGGAGGAATGAACCGTGGCACAGTTCGCCATCCCGGCCCGCGTCCTCGCCAACGTCGAGGCCGCTCTCACCACCCTCCGGGGCATCGCTGCCCAGGTCACCGGCGCCAGGACGGCGCTCGATGGCCGGCTCGGCGGCTGCGGCCGATATGAGGCCGACGTGCTGACCAACCGCGCCGACGACATTGCGTGGTGCAACCAACGGCTCGCGCACTTTCGCGAGTTCGCGCCGCGCAACGGCGTGGACGCCGAGGCCGTGCTGGCTGGGCTCGGCGGCGTCCCTGACCTCACCCCAAGCTCGGCCGCGGCCGACTGGCTGCGGGACAGCGCGCCTCCCGCGTAGCCAGGCGGCGCCAGCGCGCGCACCCGACAGTCGAAGTATAGTCCGAAGTAATAGAGATAATATACTGTTGTTGTTACTCTTTTTACTTGGTGCAAGAGTGTAACTATGCTATAAGATACTCACTAACACCTTGCTCCGACCGAAAGTCACTCCGATGGCCGCACGGATCACCAAGAAAGCCCAGAGAACCGCAGCACTGCACGCGGCCTATGCGGCCCGCACCGGCATGGACAAGCGGTCCGCGAAGATCCTCGTGGCCGCCCACATCGTTAAGCCCGAAACGTTTGAAGACGATCAGGGCAACGTGGTTCGGGTGTGGAAGTCGGCGGAAATGTCCTCCTACTCCAACGCCGACATCGCCTCGACCCTGCGCAACCGGGTTGCAGTCGAACCCAACGAAATGCTCGGCACCGTCCCTCCCTCCGCGATCAAGTACTGCGTCACCAAGGGCTGGCTGGTCCCGAACGCAAGCAAGACCCTCTACAGCGTCACGCTGCGCGGCGCTGTCGATCT